TCCCGTCAGCCGTTCTTTCGACGATGGTGATCTATGGCTAAGACCCCTGCTTGGCAACGGAAAGAGGGGAAAAACCCTGCTGGCGGACTCAACGCAAAAGGCAGGGCTTCTTACAACCGTGCCAATCCGGGTAAGCCGGGGCTGAAGCGTCCTCAACCGGAAGGTGGGCCTCGCAAGAAGTCATTCTGTGCCCGTATGACAGGCATGAAGAAGAAACTGACGAGCGCCAAGACGGCAAACGACCCGAACAGCCGGATCAACAAATCGTTGAGGGCTTGGAACTGCTGAGATGCCCAGCAAATCCGCAAAACAGCATCGATTGATGGCGATGGTTGCTAACGACCCCAAAGCAGCCAAACGTCTGGACATTCCTCAATCTGTAGGAAAAGACTATATGAAAGCCGACAAGCGTAAAGGTAAGAAGTTTGCTCTGGGTGGCCCGACAAGTTACTCAGGCGAGGACACTGGCGAAGGCATGAAGATGTCCACGCGCCGTAGCGGCAGCAGTGGCGATATGAGTTTCAAAGACGCCTTCCGTGCTGCCCGTAAAGCCGGTGATGACACGTTCACTTGGAAGGGCAAGAAGTACACGACCGAAGTAGCGGGTGCCAAGAAGTCTGAAGCCCCGAAGGTCGAAGCCCCCAAGGTCGAAGTAGAAAAGAAAACCGAGACCAAGGTCGAGGTTCCTGCTGGCCCACGCCGTACCGCTGGTGGTCGTGGCGCTAAGTTGCCTGAAGGCTATAAGCCCAAGGTTGGCTCTGGCCGTTTTGACGATCCGACTTCGTCGTACGGAGAGCGTGTGCTGTCGCCTCTTAAGAAACTCACTGACATTTTCGGTCGCCGTGAGGAAGAGCGCGTTATGCGGAACATGGGCGTAAGTAGAGAAGAAGCCCGTAAGCGCCTCGACGCTAAGGAAGATATGGAAGAAGGCATGCGCCATGGCGGCAAGGTTAAGAAGATGCGTGGCGGCGGTATGCCCGATCTCACGGGTGACGGCAAAATAACCCGCGCCGACGTACTTAAGGGTCGTGGCGTGTTCAAACACGGTGGTGGCGTAAAGAGATACGCCAGCGGCGGGTCTGTTTCGTCTGCTTCTAAACGAGCCGATGGTATTGCCAAGAAGGGCAAGACTCGCGGCAAAATCTGCTAACAGAGGTTTTTATGAAAGAGTCAAAGGCGATGATGCGTAAAGAAGTGTCCTTCATGAAAAAGAAGGGCGCTCCGAAGTCCATGATCAAGCACGAAGAGGCTGAGATGGAAGGCAAGAAGATGCGGAAGTTCGCGGTTGGTGGCGCTTCGGCTCCTAAAGGCCGTCCCGGTGGAGCGTATGAAGCCCTGCAGGCAAAGCAGGCGGCTACTCGCGCTCGTGAAGCAGCGTTCCGTCAAGCCAACTCGGTCGAGTCTCGTGCGGCTGCTCAACGTGCTGCTCGTGCTGCTCGTGCTGCTCCTCCGACTCCTCCCACTCCCCCCGCTAAGCCTTCTGGTATTGGCTCTATGCCGGGCGCGTCGGGAGGACAGGCTAGTGCTCAATTGCAAGCAATGAGAGATAGAGCCTCTGCAGCCCCGTCAGGCGGCATGGGCGGAGCCGGTGGCAATATGGCCCCGATGCGTAAGGGCGGCTCGGTGTTCCGCAAGGCTGCTGATGGCGTTGCTCACAAGGGCAAGACCAAGGGCAAGATGGTCAAGATGCGCGAAGGCGGTTCGGTGTTCCGTAAGTCTGCCGATGGCATCGCCAGCAAGGGCAAGACCAAGGGCAAGATGGTCAGAATGATGATGGGCGGTAAGTGCTAATGATGCCTTCTCGTGGCATGGGTGCGATATCTCCCAAAAAAGTCCCCCGAGCAAAACGCCGGGGGGACGAAAAACCCGTAATTGGGACTGGGAGACCTATCAAAACCTACGCCAAGGGGGGCGAAAGCCGCGTGAACGAGGCGGGAAATTATACGAAGCCCGGTATGCGTAAGCGGCTTTTTGAGTCAATCAAGGGCCGGGCCGTACAGGGTACTGCAGCGGGGCAGTGGAGCGCAAGAAAAAGTCAGTTGTTGGCTAAGGAATATAAACGGCGGGGCGGTGGGTACAGAGACTAAAATTTGTACTGGGTGTCAGCAAGAAAGACCGTTGTCTGAATTTTTCAGTCGTGGCGGTAAATTAGCGCATCTTTACAAATCTCAATGTAAACCGTGTATGCAGGTTAAACGGCAGGAATGGGCGGAACAAAATCGGGGTCATTTAAACAATTGGCGGCGTAACAATTGGGTAGTAACTAACCAGCGATTACGTCGGCGCGGAGCAACTCAAGAACTATACAATGCTATGTATGAAGCCCAGAAAGGTTGTTGTGCTTTATGCAATGAGCCAGAAGAAAAGTTTTCATGGTTGTGTATTGATCACGATCACGAAACAGGAAAAATACGAGGATTACTTTGCCCAAACTGCAATAGAGGGCTAGGATTGTTGAAAGATAATGCTAGTTTGTTGCAAAAAGCGGCAGAATATATTACGGCTAACAAACCGTTAGAAGTTAGAGAAAAAGCATGAAGGCTCCTCAACAGTCCCTTAAAGCGTGGACGCAGCAGAAGTGGAGAACGAAGAGTGGTAAACGATCTTCTGACACGGGCGAAAGATACCTTCCAGAGGCTGCGATCAAGGCTCTCTCGCCTTCGGAGTATGCCCGTACCACCGCCGCCAAACGTAAGGGTAAAGCCCAAGGCAAGCAGTTTGTCTCGCAGCCCAAGGGTGTTAAAGAAAAAGTAAGGCCGTACAGACGGCGAGGAATGTGATGGCCTACAAAACCACAGCCACAACCGAGTTCAACCTTGATCTTAATACGATCATTGAGGAGGCTTACGAGCGTTGTGGGGCTGAGTTACGTACGGGCTATGACTTCCGTACGTCTAAGCGTAGCCTTGCCCTCTTGCTCATGGACTGGGCTAACCGGGGTATTAACCTCTGGACGCTGCAGACTGAGACTAAGACGCTGACCTACAACGTCGGTACGTACGATCTGGACGTAGACACGGTTGACCTGCTTGACCACGTGATCCGCACGGGCACGGGTACGAACCAGCAAGACATCAACATCACGCGCATCTCATCCAGCACGTACCTCTCTATCCCGAACAAGAACGCGACGGGCCGTCCGATTCAGATTTGGATCAACCGCCGCACGGGTGCTACCGGTGCCGATGATGTCATCGTAAAGCCGCAGTTCACGGTATGGCCCCTGCCCGATAACACAACCACTTGGACGCTGGTCTATACGCGACTCGTGCGTATGTTTGACCCCGGTGTGGGGTCTAACGGTCAGGACATCCCGTTCCGTTTCCTGCCCTGCTTGGTGGCGGGGCTGGCCTACATGCTGTCGATGAAGATACCCGGCGCAGATGCGCGTATGCAGGTCTTGAAGGCGCAGTACGACGAGGCTTGGGAGTTGGCGGCGGGTGAGGATCGGGAAAAGGCTGCTGTGCGCTTTGTCCCACGTGAGAGTTTCTTGGGTGGCTACTAATGCCGAACAGGTTTGCAAGTGGCAAACATGCTATCGCGGAGTGCGACCGGTGTGGTTTCCGGTACAAACTTCGCCAATTGAAGTCTTTGGTGATCAAGACCAAGAACGTAAACATCTTGGTCTGTCCGGAGTGCTGGGAGCCTGATCAGCCGCAGTTGTCGCTGGGTCTGTACCCGGTGGATGACCCGCAGGCACTTAGGAACCCAAGACCTGACCTGAGTTACTTTGAAGAAGGTAACAACGGCGCAGGCGGTAGTAGAATGATTCAGTGGGGCTGGAACCCGGTTGGCGGGGCCAGTTCGTATGATGCAGGGTTGACGCCAAATACCTTGGCACCAACCGGTGAGGTAGGAACAGTTACGGTCGTTACGACCTAGGAGACTGAGATGAAGAACGGTATGCGTAAGGTCGCCAAGGAAGAAGTGCGTAAGCACGAGAAAGCCATGCACGGCACGAAGAAAATGCGTGCTGGTGGCAAGACCAACAGCGACATGAAGAAGTACGGTCGTGGCATGGCTAAGGTGATGAACCAGCGTAGCCCGATGCGCGGCTCGTCTGGCCCGAGGTAATCATCATGAAAGAACTGAACCCCAGCAAGATTAGGCCGAACACGGATTCGACCGGTCGTAATGGCTATCCTGAGAAGGATGTCAACAAGGGCGTCACCCACATGAAGATGAAGGGTGCTGGCGCTGCGACCAAGGGCACGAAGTTCGTGTCTCAGATCAATCTTGAGAACAACAGCAAGTACCGGTCTGGCTGGTCTCCGTGAACTACAGTCAACTCTCAACGTTGATTCAGGATTACTGCGAAAGCACTGAACAGTCTTTCGTAGCGAATATCCCTACGTTTGTGCAGTTGGCTGAAGAGCGGATTTATAACTCAGTCCAGATTCCGGCGATTCGTAAGAACGTCACCGGCACGATGACGATTAACTTTCAGTATTTCTCGTTGCCGTCTGATTGGCTCTCTACGTTCTCGCTTGCGGTAATTGACCCGACTACGGGTGAGTACGAGTATCTACTGAACAAGGATGTGAACTTCATCCGCGCTTCGTACCCGCCGCCGAACTCGTATGGCAAGCCGCAGTATTACGCGATTTGGAACAACAGTAGCATGATTCTCGGGCCTACCCCCGATCTCGCGTACACGGCTGAACTGCACTATTACTACTACCCGCCCTCCATCGTCACGAGTTCAACTTCGTGGCTTGGCGATAACTTTGAGACGGTATTGCTGTATGGCTCGCTTAGGGAGGCATATACCTATCTCAAGGGCGAAGCCGACATGATGCAGTATTACGACCAGAAGTATCAGGAAGCCGTTGCTCAACTGAAGCGCCTTGGTGATGGTCTGGATCGTCAGGATGCGTACCGTTCTGGACAAGTTAGAGTGCCAGTAACATGAGTTTTGCAGGCGATATGGAACTTGGTCAGGTGTTTGTCCAGACCACGAGCAACCGGGGGTATACCCCGGAAGAGATTGCTGAACGGGCTACCACCCGCATTCTTCGTGTACAAACGGAGAAAGAACTAAACCGGGTACTTGTGAAGTACCTGCAAGAAGCGCAAGAGTCTGAACGGATGAATGCGCGTCGTATCCTTATTGAAAACGGATTCAGTGATGCTGCAAAGCATCTAGGAGATTGAGATGGCTATTTCTCAGGCAATGGTGACATCGTTCAAGGTCGAGATTCTGGACGGTATCCACAACTTCGGAACCGGTGTGATTCGGGCTTCGACGGCTGCGGATGTCTTCAAGATTGCGCTATATACGTCCTCCGCTACGCTCGGTGCTTCAACTACGGCGTATACCACTTCAAACGAAGTGTCTTCGTCCGGTACGAACTACGTGGCGGGTGGCAAGACGCTGACGATCTCGCAGGCTCCGACTTTTACGAGTACGACTGCTTGGCTCGACTTCGACGACATCACTTGGGACAGCGCCACGCTGACTTCCAACGGTGCGTTGATCTACAACGAGACCCAAGGCAACAAGGCTGTGGCAGTTCTGGCGTTTGGTGGCGATAAGACCTCGACGGCAGGTAACTTCACCATTCAGTTCCCGGCTGCGACTTCGACGACCGCGATCCTTCGTATCGCCTAATTAAGTTAGGCAAAGGGCCGTGGCAGGCGTCATAGTCGCCTTCGACGGTTGGAACGCTTCCGGTGTAGGCTGGGGCGAACAAGGTTGGGGCGAGGGGCATTCTGATGTTACCGCGACAGGTGCTGTCGGTTCGGTAGTCGTTGCCGCGTCTGCGATTGCCGTAGTTACGGGGGTTGAGGCTACAGGCCAGACCGGTACGGTTCTTGTCTTTGCGGCGGCAAATGTCCCCGTCACAGGCGTTGAGGCCACGGGCCAGACCGGCACCGTATTTGTCGTCACCGACCAAGTTATCTCCGTCACGGGCGTTGAGGCTACCGG